AGGAGATCAAAAACCTCGGTAGGCAATCCCCACGCACCCCAAGTTTCATACCTGGTGGCCACTTGGGCCTGCACGATCAGATTTGTTTCAGGGTCTATAAACACCTGTACTAGTAATTTCCTGTTTGCCGATACTAACGGTATGTAGGTGTACACCTTTGGCTTTTGGCTCACCGGTGGTTCCACCAGGCTAAGAGTATGCAGGTCACGCCTACGCCCATGCCAAAGCCAAAAAGGCTAGACCACCAGAAAACAGCATCGGTGCTCATGACATGGCCTTTACAGCGTCTATGCCTTGCTGGGTGATTGCACACACAATGCCCTGAGAGCCACTCAGAAGGGCTCTACGAGCGCCTGTGTCTTGGATTAGTCCTAGTGTGCGTAAATCGCTGCATCGCTTCCAGTAGCCCTTTATGTCGTGACCATCTAGGACGGCTCGAGCGCCTGCTTCCTCATCGGTCAAGCCAAGAGTGGCGTAAAAATACTGGCGTAGCAGAATTGCTCTGTGGCTTCCTACTCGTAACGGCTTGATTTGCCTGCTGGTTTCAGGGTCGGTGTCCCTGAATAGTGGTAGGTCTGTAAAAAGCATGTCGGTGCTCCTTTGGTAGTTGGTTTTTTTACCATAGCAAAAACAAAGTGCTATTGGTGGATACCTATGGCTTGGCTGGTTTTGGCAAGGCTCGCCACGCTGCCTCGAGGGCTTTAGCGTCTGTGGCCATGTCCATCTCAAGCTCATAATGTAGCCAGCACCCACCTGTACCGGCAGACTCCTCAGCGTTGGCATAGACCTTTACGCCTTTTACGCCTTCGCCCCTAGAACAGCGATAGCCACGGCCAAACTCGCCGTATTTGTAATCATGCAGCTCGACTAAGCCAATGGCTTCGGAATGTTCGATAAGCCAATCCCACAGCTCTTTAGCGTCTGCACGCCCTGCGCGTGTCGGTGGATAGCCAACATCACCAGCAACACCGAGGCTGTGCACACTCAAGGTTTTTTTGCCTCGCATGTTGCGAACAACCCAGGTGCCCAGATTGGTAAATGATGGGTAGCGCCGTTTGCATAGATCCATAAACTTCTCGGTGCCTGGCAGTTTGCTTTTGCCTGGTTCGGTCACTGGGTAGTAGGGGTATTTGCGTGTCATGGTGTTGGTGGGTCTTTCGGCCTGTCCTTCAACCCATTACCTGCTAATAGGCCTATGAGCCCCCCCGAGAGCGTGAGTAGCATGCTACTTAGCACCGAAATTTGGGCAGCATCGAGTTCGGCCATTTTTTGGGGCTGGGTTACGAATAGCAGTCCGTAGAGGATTGTAAACACTGAACCCACAAATGACAGTGTCAAGCCAATTGCCACAATCATGACAATGCGTGCTTTGATTTCTTCGTTGCTGTGTTTTTCTCTCATGCGCATTTTGCTCCTAGGTTGTTTTCAATGGTGTTTGCTGTGAGTGCTTTGTTGCGTATTTCTGGGCATTGCGTCCTTGTACGGTCTGCGCAGGCTGTGAGGGTGATGGCGAGCAGGCTAATCAGGGCTAGGCGTTTCATCTTTTGCTTCCATTGTCCAGCCTGTTGCGAGTAGTTCGGCGTATTCCTCATCGGTCATTTCACGCACTTCATCGCCTATTTGTATGTTTGGTTTTGTCATGGTGTCCTAGTTTCTGTATCCGTAAACACGGATAGTTCCGCCTGTCAATGTGCCTGTTGAGGCTTCCAAGGTAAAGGAAGTGTAAGAAGTTGAGTCATTGACGTAACCCGAAGTGTGACCTGCGTTCCCCGTGCCAAATTCGTTGTACGGCCCACCGAATGTAGTTCGAGTTGTTAAAAAAGGTGCAAAGACTTCCGTGGATAATTTTGCTGCCGTTGTGCTTGCTGAACCAACATAAAGCCATCTAGCGGCGTTGTTATCGGACACGCCAAATGCGGAAGTTCCACCTCCGCTTGTGTAGTTGAAGTAAATAGTTGACGAGTAATAACCAGTGGTAGTGGTTCCCATTTTTAGTGCAATTGCAATTGGTGCGGTTGAACCAACGCCACCGGTGTAAACGATTTTGTAGTTGTCGTAATCGGCAGAAAACGCCCCCGTCACGGTCACGCTAGAAACGCCTGTGCCTACCGTCTGTGTCTTGACAAGCCACAGCCCGACAGCGTTCATTTGCGCTGCTGTAAGCACTTGGCCTGTTGTGAAATCTGGTGGTGTAGCCATGTTTAGTATCCTAACTTGTTGTAATCGAGCCTGCCGAAGCCACTTGTGTTATCCAGTAACAGGTATGCGTTGAGGTCTGCACCCGAAACGTAATAAGTGTATGAAGCACCGGCAGGGGTAGCAGTGACACTCACACCTTCAATCAAACACTGGTAAGTAGTGCCACGGAAAGTCACACCAACTTGTGTACCAGCCGACAAAATAATTGAACTAGAAGCACCAATTACGTCTAACTGAAAATCAGCCTGCGCCTCAGCAACACAAGTAAAAGAACTAATAGCGAAACGAGCCGTGCCATAGTTACCTAGCAAATAGTTGGCGTAGTCAGTGGCTTGACTGTTGCTGGCATTCAACGTGTTCGTCTGGTACGCCCGATACGGCACTGCAGCGCCAGCCTTCGTCACGGTCGCAGCACTATACGATTCAGGAGTCACCGTCACCTGCGTGTAGAAGTTGTCGGCCAGGCTGTCAAAGTTGATTTTGCTATACACCTGATTGGTCGAGTTGTTAGCCACATCAGAAAAGTTGATTGTGCTTACATTCGAGTTGAACGGACTTACGAGCGTTGTGGCATTACCAAACTCCCTAATACGTGCATTAGTCGTCTGGCAAACTCTCGCAACCCAGTCGCCCCAAGTGCCACTAACCGTTGTTGCAGCCATCGCTGGTGAACCAGTAGTGCCAGTCCACGAAAGCGTTAGCCCTGTCTGTGTGTTTGCAGCAGTCAATTGGTTAGCAACCGTGTCAGCTGCCATTGCGTAGTTGTTGCCCTGCATACGGCCAAAACGAGCAAAACCACCTTCGATGCTTATTGTCAAATAGTCAGCCTGACCTACGCCACCAACAAACGGAATGCCATACTGCGCCGTAACATCAGAAACGAAACCGACCCAAATAATGCGTGGCGTACTCACACCAGTAGTGTTTTCAATTTTGATGTATGTACCAGCAACTAAGGCCGTGATAGGTGACGCATAGCCTGTTGGGTAGCGCATCTCAATAGTGCCCACACCCGACTTCACCTGATCTAACTGTGCCTGCCTACCAATGCTGAATTGAATGTTTTGCACATTAGTGAGGGCAGTCCAGCCAACCCCTACAGGGTCTGTCGAGTAGTAAGCCGTGTAGGTCTGTAAAGGCATGGCTAGAAAATGTTGCTCACACGGATAGGGACTGAGCCGTTTTGCCTCATGTAAGTACGCAAAGCATTGACCACGCTTTGTGGGTCGCCACCGTTCACATTGATAGTCACATTGTTGCCACCCATTTGGCCCATACGGTCTAATGGGATTACAGCCTCGGGCCCACGCTCACCAATCATGGCTAGGGTCGCGCTAGTAACGATGCCACCCTCAGCGAGCATCGGAATGTTAGGAACATCGAAGCCCTTACCACCGAGGCCAGGCACCCAGCTAGGAACCTTGAACGAGAGTTTGCCGATGGTGTTATTCCAAAGGCTTGCGATGCCATTGAAAATGCCTTTATAAAAGCCGTAGAGCGTTTCAAAATAGCCTTTGATTACAGCAATACTGACCGATACGACTGTTTTTATAACACTAAAAACGCTGTCCACAATGTTGCGAAAGCCCTCAAACTTTTTGTATGCCAGCACTAGGCCAGCAATAAGAGCAACCACAGCAATAACTACAAGTGCAATTGGGTTGAGAGACATGACTAGGTTGAACGCTGCAGTGGCCACTGTGGCTGCGATGGTGTATGCAGCCTGCAGTTTCAGGTAGGCGTTATAGGCAAGAATGATGCCAGCAAGCGTGCCGATGACACCAGCCACTGCCAAAAACGCTGTGGTGTTCTCACTAGCAAAATTGCCTAGCGCAGCCAATACCGGCAGTACAGCCTGAATTGCTGGCATAAGTGCAGCGCCTATTGACTCTTTGGTTTCCTGCAAGCTGATGCTTAGGCGTTTGAATTGCCCCTGGGCAGTGTTCGCAGCTGTCGTTGCTGCACCACCTGTGGCTGTGCCAATGGCATACATAACATCCTCAAATGATGCACCGTCCTCGATCATCTGTCGGTACTCGGGTGCCAACTTGGCTAGGGCTTTGAGGTTGCCACCGTAGGCCTTTTCTAAGGTTTTTGTAACTGTCGCCAGTGGCACGCCTTTTTGCGCTGCAATGTCCATTGCTGCACTTGCCAATTCTTGCGCATGGCTGACCGAGCCTGTAGCGCGAACAAGGCCAGCCAAAGCAGGGCGTAGCTCATCATCGGTTACGCCTAGCAACCTGCCTTGTGCAGAAATAAAATCCTCAACACCAGCCACCTGTGCATCAGTTGCGCCAGTGGTTGCTTTTAGTTGGCGTGACAATTCAGCCTGTGATGCAGCGTCCTCGATTGCTGCCTTTGTAGCGTCACCGAGGGCAACAGCCAAACCAGCCACAGCTGCAGCTGCAGGTAGCGCTGCCTTCTTGAGTGCAAAGTTGGCTTTAGCGCCTACAGACTCAAGGCTGTTGAACTCCTTGATGGCTTTGTCAATGCCTTTAGAGTTGAACTCGGAAACAATGGGAATGTAAACAGCCATTATCCAAGTGTCCTGTTCACCTGGTTGAGCACTTGCTCAATGGCCTGCAAAATGTCTTTGGTGGCTTGCCCATGAATGTATTCAATATCACGCCACATGCCACGCTGGGCAGGGCCGTAAGCCGTGGTGAGGTACTCAGAGAATTGGCCATCATCGCCACGCAGGCCTGCCATGTCAAAGATTGCACCGGCAGCATCTTTCTGAATAATTGTTACTAAAGGATATGAGCCACGCTGAATACGGCCACCAACCTGAATGGTTACACCCTTACGCACTTTGACAGGGTCATAAACCAAACGGCCATTGCCTGTTTTGCGTGGGCGCATACCTGACAAGGGTGGCCTGTTTGGGTAACGCTGTGCCACGCGACTAACCATTTCGGCACCACTAGCCTTGATCTGGTTTACAGCTTTGAACTTGGTTTTGCTATCTACCTTTTGCAGTTCAGCCAACGCTGCCTTCAGGCCGTAAATCTCGATGCTACCTGTAACGCTCATTTGGCCTTTTTCCTCTGCTCATTGATAATACTAATGCAGGTGTTCAGGTCGGGTACATCAAACTCTATTTGTGGTGGCCACCAGCCACACTCGACTAGCAGTGTTGCTAGAGAATGTCGGTAGGTGCCACCTCGGTAGGGTTTGCGTCTGGTTGCTCAATCACCTCAAGATTGACCAGCTGCTTAATAAAGTCGTCAAGCATGAGTGGGCATACCACTGAGCCTTGCTGTTTTGTTGCCTCGTGAGCCATGTATGCCAAATCCTCAATACCGAGGCCACCATCTTGTATCTGGCTAATTTTGCGCTTGTATTTGCGCTCCCACATAACGATTGTGTAGAGGTTCGTGGTAACTGTGTAGTCACCCGAACCGATGTTTACGAGCATGGTTAGTTGCATGTCGGGTCTGCTTTCTGTTTAGAGATTAGGGCGA